CGTGTGCTGCGTGTTGCTGGTCATGGCAAATATCCTTAACGTAGCGGTCGTGTTGTGGTGGCGCTATTCAGGGCATCATTGTCACGACCGGGCTCAACCGGATAACCGTCGTGGTCAAGCCACCCGGCGTTGATGTGTGCAACTTCGCGCAAATACTCTGGAACGTCGTCGCCATCGACGGCAAACCATTGCCGATTGTCGGCTGTGTCGCTAATGCGTATGAGATGCCATTTCATATAAGGTTCCCTCCTCTTTACGACACCATTCATATAGGCTCCGCCGCCCCCGGCGTAAAGCCTAAAACGAGTAATTTTATTTCTTATTTTTGGCCGGCAAGGACGGCTCAAACTCCGCCGCCGCCTGCGCCGGGCTGAGCGCCCGCCGGTCGCCGTCCGGGTACACGGCCACGAGGCTGTCCGGCCCCAGGTACTGCGGCCCGTGCGCCGAGCGCACGAACGCCAGCAGCGCGCACCCGTCCGCCCAGGTCAGCCGCTCGCGCAGGTAGCGCAGCTCGTACCAGTCGGTGGTGTAAGGGGTGCCGGTGTCGTCCTGCAGCGGCGTGAAGGTCCGGTCGGCCACGCTCTCATCCAGGAACAGCGCCCACCCGTCGGCCAGGTCGGGCGTGAACGGGAGCAGTCGGACGCGGAGGCTGGGGCAGGGACGGTGGGTCATGCCACCCGCCACACGCGCCAACCGGCGGTGATCCGCCGGTACATGAACCGCCGGCCAGGGTGCGTCGCGTGGGCGCGGGTCAGGTACTGCACCAGCCCCGACTGCGTCACGTGCGGCCGTAGCACGTCCAGGTGGTCGCCCACGTTGGCCAGCACGCCGAAGTCCACGGGCCGGTACTTGCCCTGCCTATCAACGTGGCGCGCGCCCCGCGGCAGCGCGCGGACCACGGCGGGCGTGGCCACCAGGAGGGAGCCGAGCTTGGGTTCGGGCAAGGCGGGCATCACGCCGCGGGCCGGTGCACGGTCGCCGGGGTGGTTGTATAGTCGACCGTGCCGAGCCAACGCTGGCCCGCGCCGCGGGCACGGTACACCAGCGCCGTCGCCACCGGATGGCCGGTGGGCTTCTCGGCCCAGAGGTAGTGGACGGCGTGCGGGACGCTCCTCATCTCCGCAATGAACCGGGCGGAGGGCCAGTCGTAAAGCGTGGCGGCGGACATCTAGGTCTCCTGGAAAATTGGCCCCGACACCGCCGGGGCCGAGTTGCATGGGTTGCAAGTTTGGAGGAAACTACGCCGGCCGCTACGGGCCGGCACTCGTCATGGGCCACCTCCCGTCTCGCGTGAGATCTCCTTGGTTGACCATACGGTACGACCACCCCTTTATACCCCGTCGACGGTTAAGTAAAGCCTAAAGTTGCGCGGCGGCGTAAATTATTTTTAGCCGCCCGGCGGGCGGGGCGGTATAGTAGGCGCCCCCGACCCCTGGGAAAGGTGCCCGGCCGGCGCCAGCTTAGGCCCCCTCTTTTCCTACAGCGCCCAGGGGTTGGGTCCTCGGAGGTTGAACTTAACCTAAAAGAGGTTAACCCCATGCGAACGTTCAAGACCCTGCCGTCCGTATACAAGGGCGTTACCTACCGCTCGCGCGTCGAGGCCAGGTGGGCCATCTTCCTAGATGAGTTAGACATCGGTGCCCAATACGAGCCGGAAGGCGTCAAGATGGACGAGGTTTACTACCTGCCGGACTTCTTTATCTCAGATCTGGACATCTACGTCGAGGTCAAGGGCGGCATACCGACGGAGGAGGAAAGGCAGAAGTGCCGACTCCTGGCGGCCTGCTCCGGCAAGGATGTCCTTCTGGCTATCGGCGATCCCGGCACGGGTCGCGGCGAACTGTACAGGGCGAAAAGAGCCGAGCCGACGGAATACTATGAGGGCTACGAGGACGGAGAACTCAATGCCTTCATCGGGGAGTGTCGTCTAATGCACTGCGGCGAGATCGTCCTCGCCGAGGGCGACATGTGTGGTGGTTTCCTATACCCGAGTCGAAACTGCGGCAACCCGGAACGCTGCGGTGACAAGTTCCCTACCCTCTTGAATGACCGAATAGCCCGAGCCATCGCGGCCGCTCGTGACTATAGGTTCAACCATGGTAACTGAACCGGTAGACGAGACCCTAGAAGAACGCCGGCTCCGTAAAGACGCGGAAAAGGACGCCCTGGAACAAAGCCTCAAGGGCAAGCTGCCCGAGCTACTGGCGGCGGCCTATATCCCTGGTCGTTTTTTCGAAGAACATGGTAAGAAGAAATGGCGCAGCGACGCGCACGACGTTACCGTAAACCTGGAGCGGGGCCGCTGGCGGGTCGGCGGGGAAGAAACGGGAAAGAAGCACTACAGCCTAGTCGAACTCATCAAGCTGCTGCGCGACGACCGTTCGGCGCGGGACACGGCCAACTGGCTACGAGGCAAGTTGCAAGGATACGGCGTGGTCGTGCGCGCCAAGCGAGAGTACCGGCGGGCACGGTGGCCCATCCCGCCGGGGCATATGGAGCCGTGGCTCAAAAAAGGATTGCAGATCGATAGCCCTGAGTTCTGGGCGCGGTTTTCCGTACCGCGGGCTTTTCATCTCGTAAAGGTCTGGACCTACCCCGGCTCGGAGGAGCCGCACTTCTACGTGGCCCGGTTCGAGGATGACTCAGGGGAGAAGACGTTTAGGCAGCTAGCGTGGTTCGGTGACGTGGAAGGGTGGGGTCTTGTTACCAAGGCCAGCCCGCTAGGACGAGAGCTGTTGCCGTTAGGTCATTTCGAGTTGGAACGACGGCCGGATGCGGACGTGCTGGTCGTAGAGGGGGAAAAAACTTACGACGCGGCGGTGGGCCTCTTCCCCGGCAAGGTGGTGCTCACCTGGTATGGCGGGGTCGAGGCGGTCCTCAGTACCGACTGGAGTGGTCTACGGCGCCGACGGGTACTGCTGCTCCCCGACCACGACCAGAAGGGGCTGTCGGCCATGCGGCTGCTGCAGGGCCGCCTTTACCAGGCGGGCAACGCTACCGCGGCCCTGGTACCGATCGAGGACTGGCGGCTGCCGGCCAAGTGGAAGGACGTGGCGGATGGCGACCCCTCACCAGAACTACCGCTGGCACAACTCGTCAGTCGGATCGAGCACATGGAGGCCCTACCAGCGGACATCCGTTACATACATGAACGCGTGGCTCTGGTCGGAACGATCACGGGGGATCCGTTCTACCTGATCACGGAACGCGACCCCGTGACCGGACGGACGGTGCGCACACGGCTGAGCCAGTTCTCCCGCGTAAAGGAGGTATACGCCCACGTCCCCAGCTTCACCGTTGACCCCGACAGGCCCAAGTCCGCGCCAAAGCGAACCAACGCGGTGGAGAAGTGGCAAACCTACGAGGGAAAACGCATCTATGCCCGCACCTACCTAGACCCGGCGCGGACGCACGACGGTGACTACCTGAACATGTGGGAAGGGTACACGGCCAAGGGCCTGGAGGCCCACCAGCTGGTGTACACTGGGTTGGACCCGCGCGTGCTCCCAATGCTCAAGGACGCGCTGTGTCCGGACGACCCGACCATGGCCCGGTATCTAGTGCGGTACCTGGCCCGCTTGGTACAGTGTCCTACCGCTCGTTGCGACGTGGCCCTCGTGCTCGTGGGACTGGAAGGTACTGGGAAGACCTTCTTCGGCCAGATGGTGCAGAACCTATTCCATCCAGACCACTCCTTCTCCTACGGCCAGCACGATCAAGCCACGTCGCAGTTCAACGATGAGTTGGAAAACAAGTTGGTGGTGGTCTACGACGAGGCACTCTACGGGCGCAAGAAGGGCGACCAGGACTACCTAAAGACGCTCATCACCGGCCGGGAGCTGACGATCGAGGGAAAGGGGCAGGCCAGAAGGAGGGTGCCCAACTACCTGCACGTGGTGGTACTCTCCAACAGCCAAGCCCCCGTCCAGGCCGGTAAGGATGCGCGGCGGTACGTCGTGCTGCGGACGCCGGACAAGTTTGCGGGGCCAGCCGGGCAAGAAGACGCGCGGCGGCATTTTGGGACTCTGATGAGGTTGTTGTACGAGGAGGGGCAGCTGGAGCAGCTCATCGCGTGGCTGTTACGACTTCCGGTCAATAAGTTTGAGCTGACGCGGATACCGCAGTCGCGCGGATTGCGGCAGGTCAAGGCCGAGCGCGAAGATACCGTCTTGGACTTTCTAATCGGGCGATTAGTAGGGGAGGGTTGGGCGGTCGAACCGGTGCTGCGATTTTTCCATGAGGACTTTGTGAAATACTGCGACCTGGTAGGCCTACAGAAGATGTCGATAAAGGCGTTCCGCAGGGAGCTGCAACGGCTGCTCCCGCTGGAACCGAGCGACCTCCCGGCGGGGGTATCTGACAACGTCCAGAAGCGCCTCCTGGAGACGGGGTGCTACCTCCGCAAGGGTGGTGGTCGACGATATCCCGAGTACGTCCGAAGACTCCCCCCGAGGGCCGCGGCGGCGGCCCGGTTGGCCGTAAACGTGGGCGTTACCCCCGCAGAGCTGGGGTTGGACGGCGTTTTGGACTGGACGGATGAGCCGGTAGTTACCAGGGAGGAACTACCCGACGACCTGAGAATTTAACCTGTTTCAGGTTAATTTTGCAAGTTGGTTTACGGACGTTTACCGCTCGTTTACCCGCACGGTTTACCTATAATGTCTTGTTTTTATTATATAATATATATAGGTAAATGAGGTAAATGATATACGTACAAGTCACCTCGTGTACGCGCGCTACACCTGCGCGAAAATGCGTTTTCCATAGGCGACTTTTTCGGGGGTGCGCTGGTTTACCGTTACGTTTACGCCGGCCCTGGTTGGGCGTATGGTAGAGGCCGTGGGAATCGTTCCTAGACAGGTATTCGCCGCCGCCCGCGAGCGGGACCAGGAGGTCCTGGCCGAGAAGCGGCTAGCGGCCATCCGGCGTATCCTGGAGGCCCACGGCCGGGCCGCCGGGTACGATCCGCTGGAGCAGCTGGCGCTGCTGGCCACGGACGAGTCTACGACGACCCGGTACGCGGCGGACGGCACGCCCTATGAGGCGCCGCTCGTCTCCGTCGAGATGAAGGGTCGGCTGCACGAGGTGGTGGCCGGGTTCATCTACCCGAAGCTGAAGATGATGGAGATCTCCGGCCCGAACGGTGGGCCGATCGAGACGAAGAGCGCAGCGATCGAGCATATCCTGGCGCTCATGGAGGCGGCGGTGCGGAAGCGGGGAGACGACAAGTGACGAAGGACCAGGTGCTGCGGCTGCTGGAGAGCGTACGGAAAGAGCTGGTCGAGGAGGCGAGGCAGGCCGGCGGCAACCAGGCGAACCGGTGCCGTCAGTTGACGGCGATCATCGACGTGGTGGCCGCGATCCCCTGGGCCGAACCGCAAGCGCCGGAGGGCCGATGAGCGCCTCCGAGTGGATCAGCGTGGGGTTGGTCGTGATCGCGGCCGGCATCGGGTTGTCCTGCTGGGTGGCCTACGTGGTCCTGCGGTGGCGGGGAGTACAGAACCCGAAGAGCGGCGGGGGATAGATGGACGTTGACCCGTTCGCCGTCCTGCCGCGCGAGCAGGTCATGGAGGCCCTGGCCGGGGCCAGCTCGCTGGAGATGGCGAAGACGCTCTGGCGCATGCGGTGGCTAATCACCGCGCGGCCGAAGCAGCTCCCGCCCGCGATACCGTTCTATATCTGGTTCATCATGTCCGGTCGTGGGTTCGGCAAGACGCTGGCGGCGGCACAGTGGCTTGCCTGGGAGGCGATCAACGACCCGCCGGGCGACGTGAACTCCATCAGCCATGTGATCGCGCCGACGACCGACGACCACCGGAAGACCACGTTCGAGGGACCGACGGGCCTCATCAACATCATCCCGCCCGAGCTGGTGGCGCACTTCATCCGCTCGCCGTACTCCATCACGCTCACCAACGGGTCGAAGATCCTGGGCTTCGAGGCCACGACGCCGGAGTCATTGCGCGGCCCGCAGTGCAAGCGCGCCTGGTGCGAGGAGGTGGGTAGCTGGCAGTACGACCTGGCCACCTGGGACATGATGGTGATGGGGTTGCGCCTCGGCCCCTGGCCGCAGGTCGTGGTGACCGGCACGCCGAAGCCCCGCCCGCTGGTGCAGAAGCTCGTCAAGCACGCGCGGACCGTGCTCGTGCGCGGCACGACCTACGAGAACAAGGAGAACCTGCCGCGCTCGTTCCTCGACGAGTTGCTCCAGTATGAGGGTACCCGGCTTGGGCGCCAGGAGCTGCACGGCGAGCTGCTGGACATGGAGGAGATGGGCGTCATCCGCCGCTCGTGGCTGCGGGTGTGGCCGGCGTCGAGACCGTTGCCGGAGTTCTCGTTCATCGTCCTGTCGCTCGATACCGCGTTTACCGAGAAGACGACCGACGACAAGACCTGGGAGCGCGACCCGACGGCCTGCACGGTGTGGGGAGTGTTCCACGAGACGATCGTCGTCGAGGACCGCTACAAGTGGCCGGAGAAAAAGCCGCTCCCGGCGGTGATGCTGCTGGACGCCTGGCAGGATATGTACGGCCTGCCCGACCTGATCGAGCGGGTGAAGCGGGAGATGAAGGCGCGCTACGGGGCGCCGACGAAGCTGATGATCGAGCCGATGTTCGGGCCGAAGGGGTTACAGAACGATGGACGGAAGATTGACCTACTCCTTATCGAGGACAAGGGTTCCGGGATATCTTTGCGGCAGATGCTTGAGCGAGATGGAATCCAGGCATACGCGTATAACCCAGGGAAGGCGGACAAGCTCGCACGACTTCATGTGGTGTCCCCGCTGTTCGCGCGTGGTCGCGTCTTTGTCCCTGAATCACCTCTTGTCGCCAAGGGACAGAAGCCCGCCGGCTCCCTCCCCGACTGGGCCAACCCCGTCGTCGAGCAGCTTTGTACCTTCTCCGGCGAAGGGAGCCTGAGGCACGACGACTTCGTTGACACCACCAGCCAGGCGTTGCGGGTGCTGGCCGATTTCGGCGAGCTGCGGGCCGTGGACGAGAGGACGCTGAAGGAGGAGCTGGCGCGGGTGGCCGAAGCACGGGTCAAGGGCGTGCCCTCGGAGGCTATTTACCCGGAGGACGGCAGGGGCTATAGTAACGGCGCGAACCACCCCAACGAGGACGTGGTGAACCCATATGCGAGTTGACTAGGCTCTTTAGGCCGTGGGCTGTCAATGTGACCCTGTGCAGACAGCATCTGGCCCAGCACCTTGCGGCTGATGAAGCGAAAGCAGAAACGGCCTTTTGGCCGTCCCGCGGAGTGGTCCCAGCTGGGGAACAACTGACCACCAGGGGTCACGACCTAAGGAGCCTAGTCGATGGCTGATCCGCAGTTAGACCAGGACCAGGGTTCGTTAGAACCATTGGACGAGGCCGCGTCCGACACCATCGACACCGAGGACGGCGGCGCCTACGTCGCGGTGGGCGACGCTGGCCCCGAGAGCCACGGCGATTTCTTCGCCAACCTCGTCGAGACGATCGACCCCACCCAGCTGAACACCTTCGTCGTTGATCTGCTGGACAAGATCGAGCAGGACAAGGAGGCGCGCAAGAAGCGCGACGAGCAGCAGGCCGACGCGCTGCGGCGCACGGGCTTCTCGGACGAGGCGCCGGGTGGCGCTGACTTCGTGGGTGCCAGCAAGGTCGTCCACCCGATGATCGGCGCGGTCAGCATCGACTTCGCTGCCCGCATCATGAAGGAGATCTTCCCGCCTGATGGCCCCGTCAAGGACAAGATCATCGGCGACGTGACCGACAAGAAGGTCGCGCGGGCGAAGCGCAAGGTCCAGCACCTGAACTGGCAGCTCACGGAGCAGATGCCTGAGTTCCGGCCGATGCTGGAGCAGGTGCTGTCGCAGGTGCCGCCCGGCGGCGTCCAGTACACGAAGCACTGGTACGACCCGCAGAAGCGCCGGCCCACCGCCGAGGTCGTCTGGGTTGACGACATGCTGCTGCCCTACGCGGCGCCCAGCTTCCTGGCGGCAAGGCGGCGGACGGTGGTGCTACGGCTGACCGAGCAGGAGTACCAGCGGCGCGTCGCGGCCGGTACCTACGCGGACGTGGACATGGCGCCGACGAGCCTGCAGCCCGACGAGACCAAGTCGGCGCAGGCGTCCAACCGCATCGAGGGCAAGGCGTCCTCACCCTACAACGAGGACGGCGTGCGGCTCATGTATGAGACCTACGTGTGGCTCACGTGGGACGATGACGACCAGCGGCCAAAGGACCAGGAGAATGTTCCTTACGTGCTCACCCTCGACGAAAGCACCCGAACTTGTGCGGCAATGTACCGGGACTGGGACCCCGACGTCGCAGGACGGTTGGGGGTGGTTGAAGAACTTGACCACATTGTTGAATGGCCTTTCATACCCTGGCGCGGAGCCTACCCGATTGGCATCTTCCATCTCATCGGAGGTATGTCTATCGCGGCCACCGGAGCGTTGCGAGCACTGCTGGATAGCGCCCACCTGAACAACTCCGGCGCGGGCGTCAAGCTCAAGGGCGGCCTACGCGGTGGCCAGTCGATCAACGCCAAGGTAACGCAGATCAACGAGCTTGAGTCGTCGATCAACAACGACGACGTGCGCAAGCTGTTCATGCCGTTCCCCTACAACCCGCCGAGCAACGTCCTGTTGGAGCTGCTCGGGTTCCTTACCGAGCAGGCCGCCGGCATGGTGCGGACGGCGCTCGACGACACCGCCGACCTCGGCCCCAACGCGCCGGTCGGGACGACCCTGGCCCGCCAGCAGGAGGGGCTGATCGTCTACTCCAGCATCCACGCGCGGATGCACGCAGCGATGGCGCGGGTGCTGCGGATCATGCACCGTATCAACCGCGACACGCTGGAGGCGAGGGAGCTTACCGCCGACGCGGGCGAGCCGTTGGCCCTACCGCAGGACTACCGCGGTGCCATCGACGTGGTGCCGGTCAGCGACCCGAACATATTCAGCGAGACGCAGCGTGTGGCCCAGGTGCAGGTGATCGCCCAGCGCGCCACCGGCAACCCCCTCTACGACCAGGCCAAGGTCGAGCAGCGCATCCTCGACACTCTGAAGATCCCCAACCCGACGGACCTGCTCGTCAACCCGCCGAACCCGGACCCGCAGGATCCGGTGACGGACGTGGTGCAGATGTCGCTGGGCCGCGCGGCGGTGGCATTCCCCAACCAGGACCACCTGGCGCACCTGATGGTGAAGGTACGCTACCTGTCTGACCCCAACTTCGGACAGAACATGTTCATCGGCCCGGTGTTCATCCCGCTGGCGATCCAGAACATCAAGGAGCACTTTGTCTTCCTCTACGCGAAGTTCATGTCCGACGCTGTAGAGCGCGCGGCCGGCGGCGCCAAGCTCGCGCAGCTGAGCAAGACCAACGACCCGAGGGCGCAGAACGCGTTGGCGCGGGCCTTCGCCGCTGCGACGGTCTACGTGCAGGAGGAACAGGCACCCCTTTTCAAGCAGGTGAACGCGGCCATCGCCAAGGCCATCCAGTTCATGCAGCAGCTCCAGCAGCAGACGGCGCCACAGGACCCGGCGATGGCGGCGGCGCAGGCCGCGCTCCAGGACGTGCAGCGCAAGAGCAAGGACGACCAGACGCGGGCGCAGCTGGAAGCACAGAAGGTCAAGGTCGATGCCGCGGCCCGACAGCAGGAGCTGTCCCTGGACGCCCAGCAGGCGCGTGCCGACACCGCGCTGCGCGCAGCCGAGCTGCACCACCAGACGGAGAGTGCCGCCGCCGAGGCGGCCATCCGCACGGCTGCCACAAAGGGCGACCTGCAGCGCGAGGCCGTGGCCGCCGGGGTCGAGCGCCAGCGGCTGGTGCTGGAGGCGCGGGAGCAGGACCTGGAGCGGCAGCTCACGGCCATGAAGGAGCGCGCCCGGCTGCTGGCCAACAGCCAGGACAACGCCACGGCGCTCAAGATCGCGCTGCTAGAGATGGCGGCCGACGAGCGTGCGCAGGCCAAGGACCACGCGCACGACAAGGAGGTCGCGGTCAAGACCGGCCACGGTCTCGGCCGGAACCCGAACCCCACCCCGTAGGAGGACCACGATGAGCGGCTCAGCAAACGACGTACTCTCCCTCCACAAGAAGTTGGCCATGGGCCAGACGATGGATGCCGGCCAGACCGGCCCGCGCTCGCTGCCGGCGGCCCGGTGCGACTGCGGCCCGAAGGAGCGCGGCTACGGCCGGACCATCGACCCCTACGAGGGTACCGGCAGCCGGGCCAGCGCCAGCCGCCCGGAGGGCGGGAAGTTCAGCCGGTATTAACCTAAAAACGGTTATTTACTAGTGGGACCGTTCGCGCCTATAATCGCCCGGCTCAAGCTCCTTCGACAGGAGACCGCACTAGAGATGCTCGCCACCCCGACCACGGACCTGGACCCCGGCTACGCCCACGGCGTGGCCGTCGGCATGGTCCGCGGGCTGGGCCTCGCGTTGGAGGCGGTGGAGCAGGTGCTGCGCGACGAGGACGAGAAGGAGCGCGCCGCGTGACCGGCTCCAACCGCCTTACCGCCAACCGCGCGCCGCTCGGCCTGGGGGCCGGTGGTCTGAGTGCCGGTGGTCTGAGTGCCGGTGGTCTGAGTGCCGGTGGTCTGAGTGCCGGTGGTCTGAGTGCCGGTGGTCTGAGTGCCGGTGGTCTGAGTGCCGGTGGTCTGAGTGCCGGTGGTCTGAGTGCCGGTGGCTTGAAGATCGTGGGGGACGACCGTGAGCGCGAGATGCTGGAGGCTTTTCCTGAGGTGGACCCTCAGTTCGTGCCTTATGGTTCTCGGGTCTTGCTGCAGGTTCGTTCCGCGCAGCGGGTGACCCGCGGCGGCATCGAGCTGCCCCCGGACATGCAGCGCACCCAGCAGGACAACATGCAGGTGGCTAAGGTCATCGCTGTCGGCCCGCTGGCGTTCAAGAACCGCTCGACGCAGGAGCCGTGGCCCGAGGGCGCTTGGGCGCGGATCGGCGAGTTCGTGCGGATAGCTAAGTACGGCGGCGACCGGTGGCGGATGCCGGTACCCGGCGGCCCGAAGGGCGCTGAGGCAGAGTTCGTGCTGTTCAACGACCTGGACCTGCTGGGGCGCTTCACGGGCGACCCGCTGGCGGTAAAGGCGTTCGTATGAACACCATCGGATGGGCTGTAAAACAGCTTCTGGACAAACACCGTGTTCGCCGTGTCGGTTGGAATGGCAAGAACATGTGGCTCGCTCTCCAGATACCAGACGGTAGCAGCAAGATGACGCTACCCTACGTTTACATTCGGACGGCTGGCGAGACTGGGGACCTGGTTCCGTGGTTGTGTTCACAGACTGATCTACTCGCGACCGATTGGGAGTTGGCCGATGGCTGACAAAGACGACAAGAAGACCGAGGAACCCGAGATCGAGGTCGTCGAGGTTGACGACGCGGGCAAGCCCCTCGCGACCGGCGGGCAGGCCGAGGGCGCCGCGCAGGCGTCCGGCGCCGCCGAGCCGGCCGACCACGAGGACGACGAGACCCCCGACGAGGAGCGCCTCCGGCTCAACGCCGACGACCCCGAGGCGCGCAAGGCCGCCCGCAAGCTGAAGGACGAGAAGCGGCGGCAGCTGCGCCAGCGCGATGCACTGGAGTTGCGGCTGCTGAAGCAGCAGAACGCGGAGATGGCCCAGCGGCTGGCGGCCGTGGAGGTCCACACGGGGCGCCAGGACCTGTCGCTGATCGACGACCGCCTGGCCAATGCCAAGAAGCTCGTCCAGCAGGCCGATCAGGTGCTGGCTGACGCCGTCACGAAGCAGGACGGCCGCCGCGCCGCCGAGGCCATGAAGGTGCGCGACGACGCGCGGGACCAGGTCCAGCAGCTGTCGTCGCTCAAGGTGCAGTTGGAGCATCGCGCCCGGCAAGAGCCGGCGCCGGTCGACCCGCGCGCCGCCGGTAACGGCGGGTTGCCGCCGGCCGTGGCCGAGCGCGTCAACGCCTTTCAGCGATCCAACCCCTGGTACGACCCCGCCGGCCGCGACGTGGACTCTGGCGTGATCCAGCGGCTCGACCAGGCTGTGGCCGACGACGGCTACGATCCCGCCAACCAGGATTACTGGGACGAGCTGGCCGCGCGGGCGGCCAAGTACCTACCCCATCGGTTCGCGGGCGAGGGTGCCCGCCAGGGCGGCAACGGCCAGCGGCCGGCGCCGCGCTCCGGACCGCCGATGAACGGCGGCGGCGAGGCGACCACGACCGTGAACGGCAAGAAGATGGTCTACATCACCCCGGCCCGCAAGGCCGCGATGATCGAGGCCGGCGCCTGGGAGGACCCCGTGCGGCGCCAGCGCATGCTCAAGCAGTACGAGCGTTACGACCGCGAGAACCCGCCGCAGCGGGGAACCGCGTGACCCATTTGTTTTTCCTTTTGAACTTGATCGCGGTGCCCCGACGGACGCGCGGGGACGGAGGAAGCGATGGCTGACCAAGAGCGCCTGAAGAAGTCAGATGACCCTGCCCGGCAGAGCCGCATGACGGATGAGCGTGCGCAGACCGAGGACCGCCAGCTGACCGATGACGAGCGCGTGGAGTTGTTCCGCGGCTCGATGTCCCAAGAGGTTCTTCCTGACCTTCCCCCCATCCCGGGCTATCATGTGTTCTGGGCGACCACCACCAACCCCCGCGACTCGGTGCCGAACCGCATCCGCTTTGGTTACGAGCTGATCACGGCGGCCGAGCTGGGATCACGGTGGCAGGCCACGTCGGTAAAGACGGGCGAGGCATACGCCGGCTGCATCATGGTCAACGAGATGATCGCAATGAAGATACCGCTCTCCCTGTACGAGCGTTACATGCGCGAGAACCACCACCTCGCGCCGGCCCGCGAGGAGCAGAAGCTGCGCGACACCGTCGACAGCATCCGCACCGAGGCGGAGCGCAAGTACAAGGCGAACGTGCTTCCGGAGGAAGGAACGGCGGAGCTGGCTCGGGAGGTCCGCGCCCCGACGTTTGCGTAAACCATCACGCGGGAGGAGGGGCGCTTACGCTGAACCCTCATGAGAAGGATCCTCCTCCATGGCCACTGTCTTTGCCCCCTTCGGGCTCAGGCCGCTGCACCACCCGGACGGGCAGGTCCGACCCTTCATGCTGCGTCAGACCAAGGCGCTCATGGAGGCGACGCCCACGCTCTTCCAGAACACGCCGGTCGCGATGGACGCCACCGGCCGCCTCGCCGTCGCCGCCCAAACGGGCGCTGACTTTATCGGCACCTTCCAGGGCGTCGAGTATTTCAACCTCGCCGACGGTACGCCGACGGCGCTGCAGACCTGGGTAAACGGCACTACCGTCCAGGACTTCGGCAACTACTCGGCGCGGGTCTACTTCACCCGCGACCCGCTGATCTACTACCAGATCCAGTCGATCGGTTCGTTGCCCATCTCGTCACCCGGCGAGGACATCGACTTCTCCGTCACCGCCGGTTCGCTCGTCACCTCCGGCAACTCGACGACGGGGCAGTCGGCCACCGCCTGCACCGCCACGCCGTTGACCGCCGGCGTGCAGGGCCAGCTGCGCATCATGAAGATCGACGAGTCGGTCGACAATGACTGGGGTGATGCCTTCACCCGGATCATCGTACAGGTTGCCCGTCACCAGGACGTGGCGAACAAGGTCGGCTTCTAGCGGGAGATAGACCATGGCAAACCCAATGAGGTCTACGGACTTCCGCTCGATCGTCGCGCCGATCCTGAACGAGGAGTTCGACGGCGTCTACGACCAACGGGCGGACGAGTGGCAGCAGTTTCTCCGCGAGGAGACCGGCACGCCCCGGCAATACCACGAGGAGCCGGTGCTCTTCGGCATGGGAGCGGCGCCGGAGCTGCCGGACGGCATGCCCGTAACCTACCAGTCGGGCGGCCAGCTGTTCGTCAAGCGGTACGTGTACCGCGTGTACGGGCTGGCCTTCGCGCTCACCAAGGTCCTCGTCGAGGACGGCGACCACATCAAGATCGGGCAGATCTACGCCCGGCACCTGGCGCAGTCGCTGATCGAGACGAAGGAGACGCTCTCCGCCAACATCCTGAACCGGGCGTTCAACGCCTCGTTCCCCGGCGGTGATGGTGTCAGTCTATCCAACGCCAACCACCCGATCATCGGCGGCGTGTTCAGCAACCAGTTGACCGCCGCCGCGCTCAGCCAGACGAGCCTGGAGCAGGGCCTTGTGGCGGTGCGCAACGCCGTCGACAACAACGGCAAGCGTATCCGCCTCAACCCGCTCAAGTTGATCGTCGCCCCGGCCAACGTCTTCCAGGCCGAGGTGCTCCTCAAGAGCGTGCTGCGCACCGGCACGGCCAACAACGACATCAACCCGGTGAAGTCGCTGGGGCTGCTGTCGGGCGGCCAGGCCAACGTCAGCCGTCTTACCAGCACGACCAACTGGTTCATCCTCACGGACGCCCAGGAGGGCCTCAAGCTGATGATGCGCCGCAAGCTGGAGAAGAGCATGGAGGGCGACTTCGAGACGGACAGCATGCGCTACAAGTCCACCGAGCGGTACGATGTCGGCTGGACGGACCCGCGCGCCGTCTGGTGCAACCAGGGCCTGTAGTGGCCCGGTGGGCGGGCGGTCAACCTCCCTGGGCTGCCCGCCCAATTTTCTAACGGGGAACGGGACCGGCCTTCATGGGCCTGTCGCCTTTCATGAGGAGACTAGACCGTGACGCACTTCTCTGACGACCTCTACCTCGGCAACGCCAAGCTCACCCCCGGCGACCCGCTGCCGGCGCCCGGCGCCAACCCGCCGGCCGGCGGCTTCGGCGTCGGCCCGCTGGGCCGCATCTACGTCTGGGACACCGTGGCCGTGGTGGGCCAGACCAACAACATCGTGACCGCGGCGGCCATCGGCGCCGGTCTGCTCGCCGTCCTGACGGCCGGCACCGGCGCTACGCAGGTGACCACGAACCGCGGCGAGGTAGCCATCCAGGCGGACGTACCCCGTAACGTGCAGATCACCGCATCCGGCAACGAGGCGGCGCGCGTCGTGACCGTCCTCGGGTACGACCGCTATGGTCAGCGGATGAGCGAGGACTTCTCCGGCCTGAACGCCAACACCGTGCAGGGCAAGAAGGCGTTCTATCAGGTCATCCAAGTCTCGATCTCCTCGGCATCGGTGGCCAACATCTCGGCCGGCTTTGGTGCCGTCCTCGGGTCGCCGGTCGCCTTCACCGACCGCGGCTACCTGGTCAAGACCGGCTTCAACAACGTCCTGGCCCAGGACGCCGGCACCGCCACCGTGGCGGACGCCACCAGCCCAGCCACGACGACCACGGGTGACGTCCGCGGCACCTACACTGCCTCGGGCGCCCTCGACGGGAGCAAGCGCCTCGTGGTGACGATCGCCATCCCCGGCATCGGCGCCGGCCCGAACGCCACGCGCATCGGCGCCTTCGGCGTCGACCAGAACCTCGCCGCCACGTAGGCGGCGTCGTGAGCAGCATCCCGATCTTCCGGCGGCCGAGCAACGTACTCTACGTCTCGGCCGAGATGCGGGAGGAGATCTGCCGGCGCTACGGCAACCTCACGGCCTACCTCGCGTTGACGCAGGGCCGTGAGCTGCGGCGGGAGACCCGGTTGCCGGACGACCTGTATGAGCTGGAGCTGGGGCCGGCGGTGCCGGTCCTGGCTCCGCGCCAGAGGAGGGTAGGATGAGCAGCGGCAGGCGGGCCAGCGCGGCCTTCGTCGGCGACAAGCACTTCGTGCCGACGCCGAGTGACACGGTGAACTTCACCGACCCGGACGATGCGACCAAGCCCATCGACGCGGCCATCGCGGTGCTGTCAGTGGGCAACGTCGCGGTCGTGGACACGGCCGGCCGGGCGGTGACCTGGGCGATCGCGGCGGCGCCGTTCGTGATCCCGGTCCGCGCCCGGCGCGTCAACGTTACTAACACGACGGGCGGCATCACGCTGGTCGCGGTGTACTAGACATGGGCCTCGGGGTCGGCATCGGTATCGGCGCCGGTCCCATGGGCCGCGCCTTGGCGGTCCCGGCGGGGTCGCCGTTCTTCGCCAACAACGGCTCCACGGCCGCCTGGTACGGGTGGGCCAGTTACCCGGCGGCCCTATATGTAGCTTCGACGAACAAGACCTGGTTCGCGTGGGAGGCCGAGCTGGCTGGCGACACGCGGCGGATCGAGGTCCGGGTGTATGACCACGGCGCGGGGACGTGGGGGCCGGTGTACACGGCGGGGCTGTCTCCGCTGGTGAACGACAGCCACGGCGTCCCGGCGCTGTGCGGGCCGGACGCGAACGGTCGCATCTTTCTCTACTTCGGCAGCCACAATTCGGCGCAGAAAATCAGCGTCACGACAAACGCGAACGACCCGAGCCTATGGACGGCGCAGACGGACATCGTGTCACAGGCTGGGTCGCTGACCTACCCGCACCCGGTGTTTGTCGGGTCGGTAATGCACTTCTTCAGTTGCGCTGGCGCGTCGCAGCAGCTCGTGGCGCATCAGCAGACGACGGCAATCGACGGCAGTGGCACGCCGACATGGGGCGCATCGCAACAGCTTGTCACTTGGAACGCCGTCTCCGGTATCTGCTATCTGAGCCAAGGGTTCGTCAGCGGGACCGACGTTTACCTGTTGCTGAACTTCTCCGACAACTCCGACGTGGCGCGTAAGAACGCATATGTCATCATCTACGACACGACGACCGGCAACATCCGCAACGTGCAGAACGACTTCTCGGTAGTGCCCGGCTCGCAGCCGGTGGACTTCGCGACCTGCGAGGCGCACTTCCGTGCCCAGGCATTCACCGGCAGCGGCGGCAACGTCAACAGCCCCTTCGCGCTGTTTCTCGACAGCAGCAGCGTGCTCAACCTCTACTACTACACGGACGACGGTAACCCGGTCCGCGTCTGGCATTCGCAGTTCGTCACCGGATCGTGGTCGGCCCCTGTCCAGGTGGTCGACGGGCTGATCAACCGGCGCGCCGGGCTGGCCGTTGCCTATCCGAACGCTGACGGCACGACCGAGTTGCTGTTCGGCAAGAACGCCGATGGTGCCTGCTACCACATGACACGGAGCGCGGGCGGTACCTGGAACCAACCATCTATGGTCATCGCACAGCCCGCCAACAACTGGCCGTGGCTGGAGCTGGCCGTCATCCCCGGTGGTCATGCCAACGCGCGGGCCATCATCGGGCAGAAGGGAAACGACGATACGGTCGAGGACGGCACGCTGCAGGCGGTCGCCTTCGGTGCCCCCGGCATCCTGAAGTTCAAGTACCCCTTCGGCCTGAATTTCGTGAACTTCGAGGCGGCGAACTACGTCTCACGTATGACGGTGCAACCGTCGCAGGTACGTTGCCAGCTGCTGGACAACCTGTTTACCGCGCTGAAGGCCATAACGGCGGCGCCGCAGTTCCTGATGCCGACGATGCTCGACGTGGTCTGTCTCATGGCGGCCCACGACTCGCAGGCGGCGCTCCTGAACATCCTGCGGGACCGCAACAACATGTCGGTTGGCGGCGGCGCGCCGACGTTCACGGCCGACCGCGGGTTCACCTACAACGGCACGACGGATTGGCACGACACCAACTTCAACCCGGTCACGGCGTTCGATGTCCTGAGTTCGCAGAACAGCCACGGCATCTGGGCCTGGATCGTCGGGACGCAGCAGACCGGCCAGTGCCTCGGATGGTTCGACGGGACGGACGGGATCACGCTGGGACCGCGCCTGACGACCGACGCCTTCCTGGCGCGGCTCGCCCAGACCTCCGGGTCCGGGACGGCGGGCGCGACGGTGACGGACGGGTCGGGCCTGTGGGCTGCCAACCGGTCCGGGGCCGGGTCGACGCAGTTCTACCACAACGGCGCGGCGATCACGATCACCAGCAACCCGAACGCAGCCTCGGTGGCGTTGAACTCGGCCAACCTAAACGTCGGCCGCATCACGGCGGCGATCTTCGCGCAACCGAGCACCCAGATCGCCGCCTGGGGGTTCGCGCGCAACATGACGGCGCAGAACCAATCGGATCTTTACACCGCCCTGCTGGCATACATGCAGGGCGTCGGAGCGGCCTAGGACAGAGGAGTACCACGATGGGCAAGACGCTCAAGTACGGCAGCCACGACTTCCCGGCCGGGTTCGGGTTCACCGGGTCTTCCGGCGAGGGCAAGGTCCCCGTGCGCCAGCACGCCCGCGCGCGGGCCGGCACCACGGGCGAGGCGGTGCCCCCGCGCGGGGTACCCAGCCAGGGACAGGCCCGCGCCTACGACGCACGGGCCTCGTCCGGTGAGAAGATCGCCCCGGCCGGCGTGACGCGCGGCCCGAACGCCGCCTTCGACAAGAAGGCCTCGTCCGGCGAGTACGTGCCTCCGGCGGGAAAGAGCGTCGCGCGCCTAAAGGGTGGCGGCCGGGTCGAGCGGGAGCACGATCAGGACGCCGATGACCGTGGCGGGAAGAGCACGCCGGACCCCTACCGGGGTGGCGGCAAGGTGGGTGTCCTCAGCCGGTTCGCGAAGGGCGGCCGGGTTGAGGCCAAGAACGTGCCGGCCAGCAGCAGCAAGCTGAAGCCGACGTACCGGTCCAACCAGCGCAACCCAATGGAGAACGCGGACCAGCCGCAGATCGCGGCCACCAACCAGGTGCGCGAGATGGGCCGACCAGGCCAGAAGCTCATGCCCGGCTACCGCGGGGGAGGGCGCCCAAGAAATTTTGACCAGGGCGGCGTCGTTACCGGACAGGATACGGCCGCCGCCCCCGACCTGACGACCCGGCTGCGGAAGGTGACCGACCAGCTGGGCATGGCCGTGGCGCCGCTCTCGCGCCAGCGGCAGCTCGCCCCGAGTCCCGGCGGGAGCGTCTACCAGGGCGCCCCGAGCGCCACGACGCCCTCCGGGATAACCGTGCAGCCGGCACGCGAGGCGGAGCAGTTCAACCGCGGCACCGCGCCGCTCACCCCCGGCGCGTTGAGCGCGGCCATCGGCAACGCCATCGGGGTCATAAACCCGATCGAGACCACGGCGAAGATGGCTGCCGCGACGGCGCTGGGGATGGACCCCAGCGCGCTGGGCGGGTGGTCCGACATCCCCGGCTACCAAGGGCCGGACCCCACGCTGGCGGCGCGTGTGGCGGCCGGGCAGCTCACCGGCAACGAGGCGCGGGCGATGCAGGCGGCTCGTGCCGGAACGGACAACGCCGGTCGAGCTGTCGGGGTGATGGGCAACGCGGTGGGTGGGTACAGTGACCCAACAAACCGTGGTGGCGACCCCTACGGCAATCGCGGTGACCCGACCTCGTCCTCGCAGGCGGGGCGCGCCGGGTTCCGGCGCGGGGGCAGCGTGAAAGGAGGGCGTAAACGGTGACAGACCACAGCAAATATCGGACGGAGTTGATGATCATCGCGGGCGTCTATGAGAAGCACGCGATGGCCGGGATGAGCGGCGCGGGCGAGGTTCAATACCTGCTGCACCGGGCCGCGCGGGCAATCTCAAAGCTGATGGAGGACGACCATGCCGCTGCTACCGGGGAAGAAGAACATCGGGCACAACATCGGGGTGGAGCAGGAGGCGGGGAAGCCACACAAGCAGGCGGTGGCGATAGCCCTGAACACGGCGCGGGAGTCCGGCGCGAAGATACCCCCGCCGCCTAAGAGATGCGCGGGCGGTAAGGTAAAACTGGCTGGCGGCGGTTACGTCGGCAAGTGCTCCAATTACTAGGGTGACGTGGTGGCTCTCTCCGTCGGCAACTACCGGCTCACCCTGGGGCAGATGGTCGACCACGCGGTTGCCCGGTGCAAGATCCCGCGCCAGAAGCTGACGGGCGAGCACCAGGTCATCGCCAAGGAGGCACTTGGCTTCGCGCTGGCGGAGCTGAGCAACAAGACCGTGCCGCTGTGGTGTCAGGAGCGGGTCCTGCTCCCGCTCTACCAACAGGAAGGCACCGTCCAGCTGCCACCGGGCACGGTCGACATCCTGCCGGACAGCTGCTTCTGGCGGCTATCGACGCGGGTGGGCGACTCCTACAGCACCAACGCCGGGGGCGTCGCGGCGCGGGCCGACGACGGCGACCTGACGACCAGCCTGGTGCAGACCAGCACCAACGGCGCGATCACGGCGCAGTTCCTCTCTGCCACGGTGGTAAACCTGGTCGGGTTCATGGCCAACGGCGACCAGTGGCACAACCTGGTCTTCGAGGCCAGCAACGACGGGCTTACCTACACGCTCGTGCAGACGATCGCGGCCCCCTTCGGCCAGGTACAGACCCTCTACCCCGATAAGCAGTGGGTCTGGTACGAGGTCGCCTCGCCGCCGGCCGGAGGTAGCCTGTTCTTTCGTGTAAGGGAGACCGGTGGTGGCACCCTTTCCGTGCGTGAGCTGTACCTGGGCACGGCACCGCTGGACCTGCCGATGGCCCGGCTCAACCGGGAGCAGTACCTGACGCTGCCTAACAAGGCGTTCAGCGGGCGCCCGTTGCAGTTCTGGCTGTCGCGCGACCTGAACCCGGACAGCAACTTCGCCGAGCAACCGACCATGTATCTCTGGCCGGTACCGGGGAACGAGAGCACCTTTGCGCAGGTGTTCCTCATGCGCCATAGGTACATCGCCGACGTCCAGGACTTCAACAACCCGGTCGAGCTGCCGGTGCGCTGGTACGATGCGGTGATCTGGTGGCTGGCGAGCTACTTTGCGGCGGAGCTGCCGGACGTACCGCAGGACCGCGAGGTCTACCTGATGGCCAAGGCCAAGGAGGAGATTGGCGAGGCGCTTGACGAGGAGCGCGACAACAGCCCCATCCTTATCCAGGCGGACATCTCCGCCTACACCCGGTGAGCTAGGTGCCTGCTTTTCTAGACACCACTGGCCAACCCACACTGGGCATCGGTATCTGCGACCGGTGCAAGCGGAAGTTCCCGCTGGCCGAGCTGGGGCCGGACCCCAACGCGCCGGGCCTCAAGGTCTGCCGTGACGACCGCGACCAGTACGACCCCTGGCGGCTGCCGCCACGCACGCCGGAGACGGTGACGCTGCCCTTCTACCGACCGGACGAGAGCGTGGCGGTGCCGGGGACCGCGCCGAAGGCGACGGCGACCGTGATCGACGGCCGCTGGTACTGGGACGTGTAGGGCGTCATGACGATCCTCGACACCCCCTCGGGCGTCGCGGCGCTCTCCGTCCAGCTGTTCCCGACCGGTATCCTGCCGAAGGCGTCGACGCCGCTCGACGGCACGGAGATCGTGGCCATCGCGCAGCATGGTAGCGACGTCTACGCGAACATCACCGACTTCTCGGCCGTCTTGACGGGGTCGATCACCCAGTCCGTCCAGACGCAGAACCTGTTCGACCTGACTATCGGTGGCAACACGGCCGGCGTCGGGCAGCTGGTGTCCTCGGGCACGCTCTCCCTGGCCGGCGGCGCCAACGTCACCCTCAGCCAGAACGGCAACGCGGTGACCATCTCCGCGGCGGCCGGGGGCGGCGGGAGCTTCTCGGCCGGCGTCAGCACCGGCGGCAATACCAGCGGGTCCACGGGCCTTACGGGTACGCAGCTGGTCCTGGCCGGCGGCCAGTCGATCACGCTCAGCCAGTCGACCGGGCCGAACGGCGCCACCATCACGGTGAGCGGTGCCAGCACTAGCCAGTCGGTCCAGACACAGAATCTGGTGGACGTGACGCTGGCCGGCAACACGGCCGGGGCGCTGGCGCTCGTCTCATCGGGTACCTTGACCCTGGCCGGCGGCAACAACGTCACCCTCAGCCAGGCTGGCAACGCGGTCACGGTCTCCGCGGCCAACCAGTCGGTGCAGACCCAGAACTTGGTCGACGTCACGATCTCCAGCAACACGGCCGGCGTGGGTGCGCTCATCTCCTCCGGCACGCTGACCCTGGCCGGTGGGGCCAACATCACGCTCTCGCAGAACGCGGGCAACGCGATCACGATCATCGGCGGCGCGGGCGGCGCGGGGTTCTCGGCGGGCGCCAGCAGCCTAGGCAACACGGCCGGCAGCACCGGCGTGACGGGCACCCGGCTGGTGTTCGTCGGGACCAACGCCGTCAGCCTGTCGCAGTCCACCGACGCCAATGGTGGCACCCTCAGCGTCAACGTTACGATCCCGGCCCAGACCGTCGAGAGCCAGTCCATCGGCGCCTCGAATCTGGGCAACACTCTCGGCACCTCCGGGGTGGCCTCCGGCGGCCAGGTCCGCGCGGTCATTATCGGCACCTCGAACATCACGGTGTCCCAGTCGGTGAACGGTGCTTCGGCGACCCTGTCGTTGATCGGCCAGCCGGCGTTCTCGGCCGGCGCCAGTAACCTGGGAAACACGGCGGGGTCGACGGGAATCACCGGCACGCGCCTCGTCCTGGTAGGCACCAACGCCGTGAGCCTGTCCCAGTCCACCGATGGCAACGGCGGTACGGTCAGCGTTAACGTCACCATCCCCGCGCAGACGGTTGAGAGCCAATCGATCGGCGTCAGCAACCTAGGCAACACGCTGGGCACGTCCGGCGTGGCGAGTGGAGGCCAGGTCCGCGCGGTCATCATCGGCACCAGCAACCTGACCGTCAGTCAGTCGGTTAACGGCGCCTCGGCCACGTTGTCCTTGATCGCCAACCCACCGTTCGTGGCGGGCGTCTCGACCGGCGGCAATACGGCCGGGGCCACTGGCGTCTCCAGCACGCAGCTTGTACTGGTCGGGTCGAACAACATCACGTTGTCGCAGACCACGGGCGCCGCCGGGGCTACCGTGTCGATCATCGGCGCCGCCGGGGGCGCCGGGTTCTCGGCCGGCGCCAGCAACCTGGGCAACACGGCCGGGTCTACCGGGGTCACCGGGACGCGGCTTGTCCTGGTAGGCACCAACGCCGTCTCCCTCAGCCAGTCGACCGACGCGAACGGCGGCACCGTTAGCATCAACGTGACGATCCCCGCGCAGACGGCCGCGTCGCAGACCTTCGGCATGTCGAACCTGGGCAACACGGCCGGGACCAGCGGCGTGATCTCGGGCAACCAGCTGCAGATGCTGGTGGTCGGCGGCCCCAACGTCACGGTAAGCCAGTCGACCAACGTTAGCTCCGCCACGCTCTCCATCTCCGTCGCCGCGCAGACGGTGGAGTCGCAGTCGATCGGGGCCTCGAACCTGGGCAACACGCTGGGGACCAGCGGCGTGGCTTCGGGCGGGCAGGTCCGGGCCGTGATCATCGGGACGAGCAACATCACCGTCTCGCAGTCGGTGAACGGCGCCTCCGCCACGCTCAGCTTCATCGGCCAGCCGGCGTTCTCAGCCGGTGTCTCCACAGCCGGCAATACGGCTGGTTCGACCGGGATCAGTGGCACCCGGATGGTGCTGGTGGGTACCAACAACATCACCCTCAGCCAGTCGACCGACGCCAACGGCAACACGATCAGCATTAGTGGCGCAGGCGGTGGGGCTGGCCAGTTCAGTGCAGGGGTTAGTACCGGTGGGAACACGGCGGGTTCGACCGGGGTGACCGGCACACGTCTTGTGCTGTATGGCGATCACGAGATGACCTTGAGTCAGTCTACTGATGCCAACGGCGCCACAGTAAGCTTTATCAACCCCAGCCTGTTTAAGGCGGGCGTCTCGACCGGAGGCAACACCAGCGGCAACACTGGCACGGTTGTAAACAATATCATCTTCGCCGGCATAAACAACATAACGCTGAGCGAGGCGACGGCTGGCGGTACCCTTGCTGCCACGGTGTCTATCTCCGGTCCGACGCTGCTCTCCGCCGGGTTCTCGAACCTCGGCAACACCTCTGGGACCAGCGGCCTAGCGTCCAACCAGCTCGTGCTGGTGGGCACCGACACGGTTGACCTGAACGGGTCGACCAACGCCGGCAGCATGACGATCTCGATCGGTGAGCTGCTCACCAACAGCATCTGGATACCATTCAACTATGGGGTGCCGCCGACTCCGGGCACGATCTCCAACGCCACCGCGCACTTCGCCCCGGTGCGGGTCGATCGGTTCCACAGCGCCTCCGCCGCCGCCATAGCGTTCTCGCTGAGCGGCAACAACACTGGCACGATGAGCGCGACTATATCCTTCGCCATGGGCATCTACACACGCAACGGCTCGACCTTGAGCGCGGCGTCGATCTCCGGTACCAACTACACGATCTCCTACACGAGCACGCAGAGCAGCGTCAGCTACCACGGCGGCCGGTTAATCACCCAGTCCATGAACATGAACCTAACGCCAGGGTTATATTGGTTGGGGGTTTGGTACCGAACGAGCGGCGGTGGCCTCACCTTTACGCCATATGATTTCGGATTGCCCGTGGCAGCACCGACGCTGAGCGGTGTCTTCTCCGCTGCCAGCAACGCTTCGGCACAGATAGCTTTGGGGTGGGGTGAGCTGTCAGCCACCTCGACGACCCTCAACAATAGCGCGGCGTTCTCCGACATCCGCGGGACCAACGCCAGCCAGATGCGCATCGGTTACGCGGAATGGTACAACGTGAGCGCATAGGACATGAGCAACCAAGGACGCCATAATACCGACCTTCATCAGTCCGTCGCACGCCTCCACAAGGGGCGGAGCTACGAGGACCTTACCACCATCATGGTGGTGCCGACGCGCGGGGAGATCCCCGCCAAGGTCGTCGGTGCGTGGATGGCGCTCATGCGGCCGATGAACCAGGTCTGCTCCGGTCCGGAATTTTTTAGCGGTTTCGAGGTCGGGGAGGCGTATAATAGGGCCGTGGAGAACATCCTGGCCCTGAACGAGCAGATCAAGGCGCAGAAGGGACGGCCGTTCCGCTACATGCTGACGCTGGAGGACGACAACCTGCCGCCGCCTGACGGCATCCTGAAGCTCCTGGAGAGCATCAAGGACCATGACGCCGTGGGTGGCCTCTACTGGACGAAGGGCGAGGGCGGTCAGCCGATGATCTATGGCGACCCGTTCGTGACGCCCAAGAACTTCGTGCCGCAACCGCCACAGCCCGGCGCGGTGCAGCGGTGCAACGGCCTGGGCATGGGGTTCACGCTCTTCCGGATCGATCTGCTGGAGAGGATGGGCAAGGACCTGCCGCGAGACGCCAACGGCGTCCGCCAATGGTTCAGGACCGTGCAGGAGTGGGAACCCGGCAAGGGCGGCCGGGCGTTCACCCAGGACCTCTGGTTCTTCGACACGGCGGCCAAGTACGGCGCCCGCGTCGCGAGCGACAACCGGGTGCTGGTGGGGCACTACGACAAACAGAACGACATCGTATGGTAATCAGGGAGAAGACATGACCAAGAACGTGCTCATCACGGGTGGGGCCGGCTTCATCGGCCACCACCTTGTCGACCACCTGCTGCGGACCACGGACTGGCGGCTGACGCTGCTGGACCGGCTGGACGAGAGCGGCAACCTTAACCGGCTCATGGACCTGGAGAGCTTCCGGTCGGCGGCGCGGGACCGCGTGCGGTTCTTCTACCACGACCTGCGGGCGGCGCTGAACGACCAGGTCTCGGCCCAGCTGGGCGCGCACGACCACGTGCTGCACCTGGCGGCGGCCACCCACGTCGACCGGTCGATCGTCGACCCGCTGTCCTTCGTCTACGCAAACGTGGTGGGCACCTGTAACCTGCTGGAGCACGTCCGGCGGGTCGGGTGCGAGCGGATGATCTACTTCTCTACCGACGAGGTCTTTGGGCCGGCGGCGCCGGGCGTGGCCCACGCGGAGTGGGACCGTTACCGGTCGGGTAACCCCTACGCGGCGACGAAGGCCGGCGCCGAGGAGCTGTGCCTGGCCTACCAGAACACCTACAAGCTGCCGGTCGCCGTGATCCACTGCATGAATGTGTTCGGCGAGCGGCAGCACCCGGAGAAGTTCATCCCCGGTACGACCGTCCGGGTGGCCCGCGGCGAGAAGGTGACGATCCATGCCAACCGGGACCGGACGGTACCCGGCTCGCGGTTCTACATCCACGCGCTCTCGGTCGCCGAGGCGGTGACCTTCCTGCTGGAACACCGGTTCGTCCCCGGCGACAAGTACAACGTCGTCGGCGAACGCGAGGTTGACAACCTGACACTGGCCCGGACGATCGCCGGCATCGTGGGAAAGCCGCTGGTCCACGAGTTGGTGGATTTCCACTCGGCCCGGCCCGGCCACGACCTGCGCTACGCCCTGGACGGGAGCAAGATGGCGAGCTTTGGGTGGCGGCCAACGCAGAACTTCGAGCAGCGGCTGGAGGAGGTGGTCCGGTGGACGTTGTCCCACCCCACATGGCAGCTTGGCCTCGCCCCGGCCAGGAGCGCCGCATGAGCAACCTGCAGCTGGCGGTACCCGTGGCGGCACCGCGGACCTGGCCCTCGCCGCTCAAGGTCGACCTGGGCGCCGGCCAGAACAAGCGCGAGGGCTTCCTGGGCCTGGACCGGGCGCCCGTGTCGGATATCACGCATGACCTGCTCGACACGCCCTGGCCCTTCGCCGACGAGAGCGTCGACGAGTTGCACGCGTCCCACGTGCTGGAGCACTTCTGGGGCGAGGATCAGATAAAGATCATCGACGAGGCGTACCGCGTGCTCAAGTACGCCGAGGCCGACGGCAGCTCGGCCACCGGCACGCTGACGGTCATCGTGCCCTGGTGGAACTCAGTACGGCAGTGGCAGGACCCGACGCACAAGGCGCCGTTCCCGGACAACAAGGCGCTGTACTTCAACAAGCCCTGGCGGATGGCCAACAAGCTGGACCACTACGAGATCAAGAGCGACTTCGACTTCACGCTCAACTACCAGCTCGTGGACCCGGCCAACGGGGTCAAGGGTTACGTGAGCGCCTCGCGCGAGGCGCAGATGTTCGCACTCTATTATTACGCCAACGTGGTGGGTGATCTTACGGTCGTTTTCAGAAAAATCAAAAGAACCTGACATGCTTGCTTGGTCGTGGGGACCGGAAAGGATGACGGATGGGCAACAGCGAGGCCATTTTACCGCAGCGAGTGCTTGATACCCGTGCGTTGGAGGTCGCGGCGGGGACCGAGCGGGCGCTACGGTCCCTGGAGGAGCGCGTGGAGCGACATGAAAACAAGTGCGTCGAGGCCTATCGACAAGCTTCGGAAGAGCGGCGGGAGTTCCGCAACGAGATGGTGACCCTGGTGAACAAACTGATTGAGAAGCAGACCCGGACGGTGCAGCTCATCCTGCTGTCGGCGATCCCGGCGCTGGGCTACCTGCTCGTCTTCTGGGTCGAGCACTCGGGGCCGATCTTGATGGCGGCGCCGGTCCGCTGATGGTGGGACAACCATGCTAGGACCCAAGGGAACCGCACTGCTGGAGACGTTGGAGGGCCGCCGCCTGACGGCCTACCAGGACGGCCGCGGAGTCTGGACCATCGGCGTGGGCCACACGGCCGGCGTCAAGGCGGGTGACGTCATCACCGATGCGCAGTGCGATGCTTTCCTGCAGCAGGACACGGCCACCGCCGCCGCCGCGGTGGACCGGGCCGTCACGGTACCGTTGGCGCCCTGCCAACGGGACGCGCTGATACTTATCGTGTTCAACGTCGGCCCGGGCCAGGGCGGCGTCAAGACCGGGGCGCTCTGGCGGCAGGACGGCGGCACGCCGACCAACCTGCTATCGGCGGTGAACTCCAGGCAGCGGACGGCAGCGGCCCGCAGCTTTCTCGACTTCGACCAGATGCGCGACCCCAACGGCCGGCTCGTCGAGGTGGCCGGGCTGCTCCGGCGCCGGATGTTGGAGGCCGCGTTATTCCTTGAGCAACCATTTCCGTAGGAGGATCTGATGAATTGGGACGACATACAAGGCGTGCTGCGGGCGGTGATCGCCTTTGGTGGTGGCTACATGGTGGCCCACGGTTACTTTGACAACCAGACCGTCAACGACGTCGGGGGCGCCATTATCACGCTCGGGGCGGCAGCTTGGTCGCTCTACCATAAGCGGCAGCTGAAGGCACCATGAGCCTCACCGGCACCATCGCCATCACGGTCACCCAGCAGGTCGTCGGCCACCAGGCCAACCTGTGGGTGGCCGCTGGCCTGATCACCGAGGCGGAGGGCCGCCAGCTCGTCGACTCCTGCAGCCTGCTCGTCACGCTCGGGCTGAAGATCTACACGAACCAGGCCGTGGCCGCGGCTAACCAGCTCGCGGACCTGGCCAAGCGTGTCGCCACCCTGGAAGCGAA